TCGCCTCAATACAGCCAGGAATATTAACAACAGGAAACCCCATAGGTAACACCACAGGGACATTAGGAGTATTAATTGTTGGAGCGTTTATAAGATATGTTCTAACTGGTTCTATCCCAATAGAATTAATTCCTATTTTGGGGATTTCTGTCAAAACTTAGGAATATCAAAACCACCAGCCCCACCAGTAGCTTTAGGCTTTGCAGTAGGAAGAACAGGACCAGACAGATCTGGCATTGTTATAGCACCCATTACTTTTTCCATCGCTTTATCCTGAAGCATCTTCTGGTTGTCCTCGTTGGTAACCCATAGATACCCGAAAACTCCACCGCCAGTGATTGCAGCTACAAGTAAGAAAGAGATTACACTAATAATGTTGAGAATTTTTTGCATGATAAAAGACGCAATTTTAAAAGCTCTTGCTCACACTAGCCTAATTATGACTATTGGGCTTCTGCCTCTACTGCCTCTGTATCTTCTATTGCAGGATCGTCTGAACTCTCAGGCTTATCCGACTTTTCAGACTCTTGAATTAAAAGAGCTGCAAGCTGTAAAGCACCATCAAGCGTCTTAATTTGGTTGTCTGCTTCGTTACCAATTTTAAGAGCTTGTTCTTTTCTTTCTTTAGCCTTAGCTAAATCAGCCTGTAAGCCTTCAACATATTTCTTAAGGGAGTCGGTTGAAACTGTCATAAATCAATCAGGTGTATAAGTCCAAGCGTCCCTAAAAGTGCGATCATTAGGGAAAATTGACCTCTCTACAATAGTAGAAGTCTTACCACTTGGCACGTCCTTGGCTTGAATCTCTTCAACTGTTAAAGTTGAATTAGGCGAAGGAATGACGATGCACATATTCCCATCATCATCGGTGTAAACAATAGTTTTTGTAGTAACTGGCATTACATGTCTCCAAAGAAAGAAAGGCAAGCAGCGTCAACGTGCTCGTTATTGTTACCTAAGTTTCTCATTTGATACTGAAAGTAACTTGTTGCTGGCTGGTCATAACCTACAACAACACGACCACCACCGCCACTTGATCCAGCTCTTGCACCAGAAACAAAACAATAATTAGAATTAGAAAAACTAGTTGAAAAATTTATCTGTTGAACGGCGTAAGAAATATCAGTGAGAGAACTGCATCCATAACTATCTCTGAAATATGGAGTTCCAGCATCTCCTTCTACATTGGCCCAAACTCTTGCACCTGTTGCTACTGGTGCTCCAGCCGAAGTTACATAACCAGCACCGTTTGTTAGCTGATTATTATTAGTCGGGATTGTTGGTGTACCAGTTAATGCAGAATAAGGAATATTGGTTAAATATTGACCACTTCCGTTGAAATAATCGGCATAAACAGCGTATACTCTTGTACCGCTTTTCCCTATATCATAAACGCTATCGGCGGCTGGATAAAAAGTTCCACCACTGTCCCAATACCAAGCATCATTACCGTTACTTCTTCTAATTACATGACCACTTGAACCGCCTTGGATGTATAACCAATTACTGTGATGTTGAATCTTGCAAGCTTCTCCCGTCCAATTTCCACTTGATAAACGAATATCGCTATTTCCGTTTATTGTTACAGCACCAGCACCACCACCAAAACTAATATCTCCACTTGCAGTGTCGGCCTCATCAGATCTTAAGAACGCAGAGGAGTCAAGGCTGTCTAAGGTTTGAGCGTTTCCACCATCGGCTGAAGTTATGTAACCTGCACCGTTTGTTAGCTGATTATTGTTTGTGACATTTGTTGCTCCATCTGCAACATTTAAAAGACTTCTTGTAGCACTAGCCGACTGTTGATAGTACCACCCACTTTCAGCCGCAACAACAAAACCGCCGCCACCATCGATATTTGTTGGGCCCAAAGCCGAGTCAGTTGTTGTTCGACCCTTAAACCACTCACCCTCAAAGTAACGTCCATTTATATCTCCAGCATCATCTCTAACAACGAGTGTATTTGCTGTTGCCGCTATTGCTGTGTTATAGCCATCTACGGTTTGTGCATTTCCACCGTCAGCCGAAGTTATGTACCCGGCTCCATTAGTGATTGCATTATTGTTCAATGAAATGTTTGCCGATCCATCGAAGGAAACTCCTGCAATCGTTCGAGCAGTCGCTAAAGCTGTGGCTGTTGCTGCATTCCCAGTTGTATTTTGGTTAAGTGTGGCAACCCTAGCTGCTGCAATCGTTCCAGAAGATATATTACTTGCATTTAGAGAAGTTAAATTCGCTCCACTTCCATGAATATTATCGCCGTAAATATTAGTGAATCGTGTTGAATCTGTTCCTATGTCGAATGTACTATCGCTTGCTGGTGTTATTTGCCGACAAGTAAGCGTAGCTGCAATAGTATCGTCAGCATCCGATCTTAAAAAAGAAGCCGAACTAACACCATCTAGCGTGTCTGCATCTAAACCCGATCCTGCTCCATCTACAGTTTTAATCGCAGTAAGAATTTCGGCTGCTGTTTGATCGGTTGTTGCATTAGCTTCAATTCCATCTAGTTTTGTGCCGTCAGTAGCTAAATCTCTTCCGTCAACCGTTCCTGAAACCGTAATATTTCCAGTCACATCAACACCAGCTCCAACATCTAAATTCCCATCTATATCAACATGCCCATCCGCATTTATCACCATCCTCTGCGTTTCACTAGAGGTGTTTTTAAATATAATTGATGCATTTTTTCTATTGTTAATTTCTATATTTCCAGAAGAATTATGTGTTATTGATGCGTAATCTGACCCCGATCCATCGCCATTGGAATCTCCATCAAGAATTAATGTAGCACCAGCAGCGTTAGTTGATCCGACTAATATTTGTTTTACTCCAGAACCTTGTGTTGACATATCCGATGCTGTTACCGAGCCGCTAAAAGTGGCATTACCTGAAGTGTTAAAAGTTAAAATTTCTCTGTCACTAACCCCCGCCTGTCCAGAAGATTGTTGAATTTTAAAAGTGTTATATTCAGAATCACCTTGTAACTTTAAATAAAAGGTTCCATCATTTGCTTGAAAACTTTTTAATCCAACAGAACTAGACGTGGAGTAGGTATCATTCTTTATAGTAAAACCCCACGGGCTTGAATCATCTGTCTTAAGCATAAAAATGGGACTGTTAGCCCCGTCATCACTAAGAGTTAATTTTCTTGCACTTATTTCGGAACTAACCGTTAGTGCTCCAGTTAAAGTTCCACCTGCAAGAGGAAGTTTATTGGCTACCTGAGTTGCATCTGAATCAATAGTCCAAGTATCGCCGCTATTAGAAACGGTTATGTCGCCTTTGTCTCCATCATCAACACCACCGCCGCCACTTACTTCTGCAACAGACCCATTATCCTTTTTTAAAAAGATTTTGCCGTTATCAGTTCGGACTGCTAACTCACCTAAAACTAAATCACTAGCACTTGGATCGCTGCCACTTGCGTTTTTGAGTTTAATTGTGACTGCCATTTTTTAAGCCTCCTAGTGTTTAATTTGTTTTTAGTATGTTCCTCCGTTAACATCGAAGCCTGAAGTTGAACCATCCTCAAGGAAAGTAACTAAATCAGACAGAGCAACCTGTTTCATAGTTCCTGCATCATTACAAAGGAACCTATCTCCAGTAGCCAAAGTTGTTGATGTAGCAGAGGTTCCACCATCTATAAGATTTAGCTCGGCAGTCGTTACAGTTGCACCATCAAGTATTCCTATTTCTGTTGAAGTTAAAGAAGCTAAGGCCGCAGCTCCACCAGATTGACAACTAGATAAAGAATCAAGATCAGCATCATAAGCTTGAACATTTGTTCCAATTACAAGCCCTAAAGCCGTACGAGCTGCACTGGCTGTAGTTGCTCCTGTTCCACCATCACCTACAGCAAGCGTTCCTGTTATTGAACTTGCCGCTAAGTCAACAGCAATTTCAGTAGATTCAATTACCAGACCACCGTTACTTTTTAAATCGACAGAATAAACATTTCCAGTTCTATCAAGTCCATCTCCTGCAGATGTAACTCCTGCAGAACTAAATTGAGTAAAGGCTAAATTATTAGTGCCAACGACTGCTGACCCCTTATTAGTACTACAAACCCAACCTGTATCGGCAAGTGTTGAGCCCTGCTCAACAAAGGTAAACGCTCCAGCAGCATCACCACCAGCAGCCATGTCATCGGCTCTTTCCCATGATCCAGACTTACAAAGATAAATACCGTTCTGACTTGCTGTGCTTTGATCTTTTACAAGAACTCTCTCGTCAGCACTAATTGCTACACCATCAATAGTTTGAGTACCTGACAAGGTGATATTTGCTGTGGTCGCAATTTTTACTGAGTCTTTAACATCAAGTCCTTCAGCAGTTGAATCAACGTAAGCTTTTGTGGCTGCATCAGTGTCGGCTACTGGAGTTGCAAGTCCTGTAATCTTTTGACTGTTTAAAGCAACAGCACCATCTGGAGCCGTAAATTCATTTAGCTTTAATAGATCACCAGCAACTAAAGCTCTGAAGGTAGGAGCCGCAGCCGAACCACTTGCAGGACCAACAAGGACTGTGTTCGCTGTTCTTGTATCTGTTTTATTGAAAAACGCTCCAGATCCACCAATAGGGATAATTGAACTAGCAGAGGGTGGAGTTGATCCGTTATCTCCAAAACCGTAATACAGTTTTAGATCACTTTCGTTAAACGCTAATTCTGATGGAGATAAACTTGACGGCGCACCATCAGCACCACTAGCAGCCCTTTTCTTAATCCTGATTGTGTTAGCCACTAGAAGTTCCCTCCGTTAGTTAAAGTGTCCGTTGTCCATGTGCTATTCGCTTTATAGCTTGAAGCACTGCTGTCATAATAAATTATAGACTTATCTACCTTATTATCATCAGAAAGTGTAAATCCAACTGGTCCTTGCGGTCCCTGAGTAGCAACTGTTATGACTGAACTATTGTCCTCGTCAATAGTTACCGTGTTTTTATTGGTCGTGATGTTTACTGTAGTCATGCAGTGTATCCTTCATCCATATAAATAGTACCTTCAATCCAGTATTCTTTCAGCCCCGAACCGTTAGTTAATAACACATCATACTTGTACTCATCAGCCGTAAATGTAGTTGTTTGTGTGTCGGTAACGCTCCAAGTGAAAGCACCTCCAGAAGCATTCGTAACAGAAACAGTTGCATCTGCTGCTTTTGTTGTTCTACTTGAATCCCAAATTTGCGATGCCAAAGTATATCCAGTTAAGTTTACCGCCGCATTACTTGAATCCTTTAACGTAACAGAAACACTATGATCCGATCTTCGTTGGATCGTCATGTCATAAGTTCCAGGTGCAATAGCCATGATCTAACTATAAGGGCTTGTCCCTAGAATAGCTGTATTCCATTGAGCTTTTAAAGCATCTGTATCAGAAGCCGATTCAATCCCTGAATCTGCTGGAGCATCTCTTAATGCCTGCTTTTTAGCAACAATGGCTGAAGTGTCGGCACTTGTTTCTTGTGCCTTTTGAAATTCAACATCAAGCTCCAAAAGTTTAGGCTCTCTAGCTGCCCTTATTTTTCCTCTGTGGATGTTTCTGGCTTTTGCCATGTCAATACTAAAACCCATAATGTCTTGCTTTTCTAAAAATGGTTCTTTCTATAATATAAGATTTTTCACTTAATCACCAAAGAAAGCTAAACAAGCATAATTAACGTGTTCATCCGAATTGCTTAAGTTCCTCATTTGAAATTTAAAGGAACCAACGGCAGGCTCATCAAAACCGCAAATAACTCTGCCTCCACCGCCTGATCCCGCACTTGCTTTACATCCTGCAGTAAAACAATAATCATTATTAGCAAAATTAGTTGAAAAATTTATCTGAATTACTGCTGATGAAATATCAGTTAAATCATCAACACCGAAATCATCCCTAATAGTAGGGGTGCTTGCATCACCTTCAATATTAACCCAAGCTTTACAACGCCCCCCAAAGATTTGTGCAGCAGTACTTTCGTTTACTCCTGATGACGTTCTAACAACTCCTGCATTGGTTGCTGTTGTTGCGGTTGTAGCTGAAGTAGCTGAAGTTGCTGAAGTTGCTGAAGTTGCATTTGCAACCGTATCTGTCCAAGATAAATTTCCCGAACCATCGCTTTTCAAGACTTCATTTGCTCCTCCGTCATTATTGGGAAGCGTCAAATTTACATTTCCCGAAAGACTAGTAGGGGCTTGTATGGAAACATAATTAGATCCGTTTCCACTAGCCTCACTAAAGCGAATATCAGCTTGGTTTTCTAAAACCAAATCAGGAACAACACTGAGAGCCGAACTACTAAGAGATAATCTTCTTGTTCCACCTGTTGAGATGTCTAACTGATTTGCTGTTGAGCTATAGATTCCTGTATCTGTATCGTCAGAGAAAACAAGAGCTGGAAGACTTGCATCTGCATCAGGTAATCCAATCGGTTCTGTTGTTGTTATTGCTGAACCTGAAATCGTTAAACGTAAAGAACCTCCACAACTAACACCAATCTGATCTGCCCCTGGACTATATAAACCTGTGTTTCCATCGTCAGACGGTTGAATACTCGGACTAGCAGCCGAACCATCAGGGATTAAAACTGTGCCATCAGCTTTCCTTAAAGAAATCCAATCGTCATTTCCTTGGTTCCTTCTCTTGAAAATATTATTACTTGTATCCCCCCACGGAGAAAAAGCCGTAAGTTGTGCAGTAGGTGCTGAACCATTACTATTTGCTGAATTTAAAGCTCTTAACGCATCTTGAAGGTCATTTCTTACTGCACTTCCAGAGGCGTTTGAAATTGTATAATCGTGAACAGGACTCATTGTCTTTACTTTTTTCTATAGTTTAAGCCCTACGACCAAATCCTACAGCAGTCCAGTAAAAACTTCTATCAATAGGATTATTAGAAGAATTCTTAAATATTACTGTGAAACCAGTAGCAGAGACAGAAGTAACATTGTAATAGTCTCCGCTAGCCATATTTTGAGCAACAATTCCAATACTCGGCAAACGTGAATTTGCCCCTAGCAAAGAAGATGTTCCTGTGAAAAACGCTTTGTCAAAAGTCAAAGATTTACCCGATCCAGACGTTCCACTAGCTACAAGTCCAGCACTTTGTTCTGTTCGCTGATCTAAAGAAGCTATATAACCAAGTTGATCAACAAGAATATTTTGATCAGTTGAACTACTTGTTAAATTAGTTCTGAATTGAAATCCTCTTCCATTAAAAGTACCGTTTGCACAGGGCATCCAATTTCCCCAAGTTGGCGAGCTACTAGGATCGTCAGTCGTTAATCTAAGTTCAAAAGCAGCATTTACCTTGTCTGCTGTAACCCCATCCCAGTCAGTTCGTGCATCAACATCGGGCCAGTTATCCATTAAATCATTTAAAAAATTACCTCTTGTAACGAAATAACGAGATATATCAAGAGCATAAGTGTGTTCTAAATCAAGAACAGCCGCAAAAGCATAAGAACCACTACTATTTACATTGCCTCCTGACGAAGTAAGTTGTAAAACATTTGAAGAAGAATCATATTCAGTATTAGTTTTGGTTCCTGCAAATGGTGTTGGACTAAGAGTATCTTCTCGTTGAGTTTGAACAATTAATCTTTGATTCTTTTCTGCTAAAGAGATAATGACACTAGCTTCATTTGTACTTGTAATGCCAGATGAATCAGCAAATTTTACAAGAACTTCACCTTCAAGCTTTGGAATAACTGCTTCTGTTGCATTTCCTGCTTTAGCCTCAATAAGGTTACTTGAATTACTCCACGTACCACTTCCATCAGTTGCAGAAGAATGCCTAATAAAGATCTTTCCACCTACCTTTACATCAAGATCAACTGATTGATCCCATCTCAATCTTCCTGAGTTTTGATTGATTGATTCAAAGGTTAAATTTTGAACATCACCAGGGGGATCTTCTTTTCCTGTTAACGTAAATTCTTTGGAAACAACAGCACTACCTTTCCCTGTAAAATTAAGGGCTTGAACTTTTACTTGTAAAGTACCTGCTGCAAGATTTTCAAGATTAACCGATGGACTTTGAGTAATTAAAGTTTGCCAATTATTAAATGCCGTTCCATCAGAGGACATTCTATAGGCAACTGTGTAATTAGTAGGAGGTCCGCCTGTTGTTGGGGCTGTCCATGAAACACCAAAACCAACAAAAACACCTTGGCCTCTTTGGTACAGATATTGCTCACCATCTAAACCAGAAACAGTCCCAGGTGCATCGTTTAAATCTGAAATATCTCTATGTTCAACTTTTAAATCATTTTCAATAGCATCATAAATAGTTGAATTGTATTCAAGAGCTGTAATCGAATAGATGCCCTCCCCTGATTCTGTAACTGCTACAACATTGAATTGTTGGGATTGCATCCCACTTGTTTGAATTAACCAAACTTGACCAGCGTTAGGAGCTTCACTAAAGCTTCCTGAAATACTAATTGTCGTATTACTTATACCTGTAATTGTTTTTGTCTCTACTAATCCCGTCGGTAATAAAACTGAAACAGTTGGAGATTCTGACATGTCAACACTACTTAAATCAGTATCAGAATCAACTGTGATCGCAGTTGTTGTCGCAGAACTAATACGACCAAATCTTCTTCTACCTGCTTTTGTTGGATCGGCGATATCTATAACCATTCCTGGCCTTAAAATAATTCCTGAAGAAATATCAACGGAAAATGAAACTGTTTGAGTTAAATTTTGTTCGCTCAATAACATCCATTTACCTAATCGTCTTGCTTGACCTTGTGAATAACAACCTAAAGCTTGTATTTGAGTTGGAATAATTCCATATTTTGCAATAGCACTAGCGTCTTCTACATATTCAATTTTTGAATCCCCAAGTCCGTCGTAATCTTGATATCCAACTGATACAACTGTATGCCTACTCTTTTGTGAACTTCCTTGGTACTGGAAGACACCATCAACAACATTGCTAGGTCCAAGAACATATTGAGAATCACGAGGCTTATCACATAAGGCAACTAACGAACCAGCACTATAAAAGCTCATGCCTCTAAAGATGGCTGTCATTGACTGGATCGCACTATGAACTTCTGCCTTTGAATTAATCAGCATATTGCATGAAAATCTTGGTTCTACTCCTCCTCTTCCATTAGAAACAAGTTCATTACAATATTGACTAATTTTATAAAAATCAAACGCATCTAAACTACTTGCAGGAATCGAGCAGCCATATCTTGTGTTAGTCAAAAGATCCCATAAACACCAAGCAGGATCATTTGTCCATTGAAGATTATTAACTGTCCCATTAAATAAACCTGAATAAGTTACTCTTCCAATATGAGTTGTAGTATCAACAGAACCATTATGAGGAATATTGATCTTTAACCCCCTTATGAAATATTTTCGCTGTGGAATAGAATTAAACGAAGATGCGTCGAAACGCAGATACATCAACGCAGAGTTTGGATATGACAGTTTTTCATCAGATATTTTTGTGTAACTTGCCCAAGAAAATGAACTTACATTTTTATTAGTCGCATCATCTGAAATTCTGACAACTTTAATTTGAATAGGCCAATTACTTGAACCACCACTTTGACCATTCCAAGGCGTTGGAGTAATTAAATAATCTCTTTTATATGATGCACTTGACTTTCCTGTAACTGTATCAGTTTTTATATCTTGAAAACTTGCACCGTTATAAGCAATTTGAATTTTTAAATCAACGCTGTTTTCAACAATATCTCCATCATCCTCAAATTTTTGTAACGCTGAAAAAGATATTGTGACTCTTATTTTATCAATACTTGTGCTATTTGTTGAGTCTCCTATCTGTTGTGTTGCGGTTGCTGGTGGATTAGTTTTTGTGATACTTGCACCAACACCTTGCTCAACAGAAGTTCCTTCAAGATCAGAGATATAACTTTGATTTTGAGTTCCTAATCTATCGTAAATAACGGAATAAGAACCTGAGTCAAAACGATCCTCACCTGCTGCATTTTGAATAGGAGTCCCATCTAGAAAAATACTATTCAATGGATAAGATTGATTATCTAAACCTTGTATCGGACCTTCAGCTATTAGGTCTAATACTTTTGCATGTTGAATAGACTGAAGCGAATCATCAGCTTCAGTTGGTGTTCTGTTATTCCCTCCTTTTCCTCCGCCACCAGCTCCTCTAATTAAAACCATGTCAAACCACCTGATCAGTATCTAGCCCGACTGAAATAGCCGAACTGCCTACATATAGACGACCATAACAAATAGGTACTGGAACGCCTTGATTAATTGTATTTGTAACACCTCCAAAGCCAAAACTTTCGTTTCTACTAGCATCCTTTGGAAGGGAAGGTTGAGGAGAAAGCATTGTTGAAATACCACCTAGCATCAATCCAGCTCCTATATAGAAAAAGGATTTAGCAGCAAAACCTGCGGCTGTTGCGCCTGCTGCTCCTGTCAAAGATCCCCAAGTCATAGATGCCCCTAAACCTAAACCTCCTGTTGCAAAAGATAATCCAACCAATGCCGCACCCATTAAAAATTGTCCAAACCCTCTTCCCGCACCAGTAAGCACAGGAGTTATTTTGAAGACCTCCTTTTCACTCCACGGATAGGTCAGTTCTTCAATGTTTTCTTGCCTGATTTCTGACTTGCCGACGAGAACTTTATAAGCTATTCCATTCTGATCATTATCAATAAACCATTTTTCGAGTCCTATGAAATTAGCGCATAAGGCTCTAATAGCTTGAGCAGGAGTTTCTACATTGAACTCGAAAGTTCCTTGACCTAATCGCTCTTTTAACGCTCCGTAAACCTTAACGACTTTCATGCCTTAAACATAGTTCAGTCACCTTCTGATAATAGCCGCCATAGACATCACGAGAAGAAAGTCTTCCTTGAACGTGATGAAGAATAATCATGTCGTCTAAATAAATCGCTGCATGATTAGGAACAACTGAATCAAGTTTCATCAATAAAATATCGCCATACATTATTGAATCCATTTCAACCTCACGCATTCCTTCTTTTTTAAAATTATCTAAATACATATTTTCACCTTTTTCCCACCACTTATCTCTCCTGTGATAATCACCCATCTTGATACCTAATTCTTTCTGATAAAAATCTTGCCATAACGTATAACAATCAATTACACCGTGAAAAAACGGTCTACCGACAAGAGGTAATTCATATCCATTTGGTTCGCAATATCCCCAATTCTCAGTATGAGGATTAACAACGAACCACGGTAACCCAGACTTTTCGCAAGCAACTAAATCAGCAGGGCTAGGATGATGATTAGTAACAGGATGCGAATGAATAACGCAAACTATTTCACCTTTATCTTCACATTCTGCATAATCAATAGGATCTAAAACAAAATGTTCATCAGGAGTTTCAGCTAAATTCTTACAAGGAAAATATCTTTGACGACCTTTAACAATATGAACTAAACCAACACTTTCTCTTGGAGAATCTTTTTTTGCGTGAGCTAAAGCCTCTTCTTTTATCTTTTCATTTAGCTTCATTTGATTTGACCTGCACCAGGGAATCCACCAAACGGCAAAGTATCGCTAAATCGTTTCTTGCAAGAGGTTAACCTCTTTCCACAGACATCATTTGCAGCCCCACTAACTGAATTGTCATTTATATCAAAATAATCTGTCCCTGTATAACTACATTCAGAAGAACGATAAGCCCATTGACAAACGGAAGCAACAACTTGTCTTTTCGGAATAGTTGTCCCTGGCAAGTCAAACTTGGAAGCCAACTCAAAAGATACTTGCGCTCGATCTTCTGATGCTTTTCTATCTATATACCAAAGTTCAATAGGAAAATGGGCATAAGGATCAGCAGCCGATTCCCCATCTAAGAATTTTTTCAATGTTCTTATTCTGCGAACCTCAGCACCTCCTAAATCATTTCCTACCGTAGTTTCGTTAACGAGTAAGAGTAGTGCCGTTATCTCAGCAACAGATACATAAGTACCTGAAGACATTTGTTCTGCATTGCCAACTGTCAAAGTAGGACGAGGAAGTGTTCCTTTTCCTGCCTTATACTCAAAACCTGAAGCCTCAATAGGTTGTCTTGTGTAATTGTTTCCTGCCCACGTAATATCTCCATCTACAGCAGCATTAACCCCGTTATGCCATCGGTAAATATCGGAACTTCCATGTAAAGTGGAATTTAAACGAAGCTCAAATAATTCAATAATTGCACTTGGAGCTAAAGTTGATAACTCTTCATAAGCACTACTTATAGCTGTCCAAACACAACTATTATCAGTAACAGTTGAGCCGATATCTGTTCCCCAGTTAGGTTCACTCGACCCACTAGTTCCTGCTGTTGTACATTTAAAAAATAAACCTGTAACTTGAGCTGTAACAGCTCTTCTTATGTCACCAATGGAATAAGCAGTTGAAGCTGCCCATGCTGAAACAGCCATTATGGTTCAAAGAATTGAGTAAATGTCGCACTTATTTGCGCTCGATTTAAGTAAGGGATTGCTTTATTCCAAGAAAAACAACGCCATTTATATGCAGTAGAAGAATCTAATGGAGTCCAATCAAAAGTTGCGCCATCTTCTGCCCTAGCATTTAAAAAATTTTCAATCGTATCTGCATCTGTTTCAGAGACATCCCATTTCAATCTCCACTGTTTCGGGTTTTGATTTAGCCCAAAACGAAGTACTTGTGTGTAACCATCCCCCATTTGAATCTGTCGAAGATTTGGGCTGCTGTTCGATGATGCCCCGTATTTTGGAGTGATTGAAGGAAATGTTGCCATTAGCGTGTACCTGCTAAGAGTCCTCCAGGTCGTTGTTGATTAACAATTTCAGTTTGAACTGCTGCTGCCAATATACTTCCAAGTTGTTCAGCTTGCCCTGCATCTCCTGCAACAGACGAACCAGTTGCATCTACATTAACTACCACATTTGCTCCTCCCATTTCGTGATTTGGGATTATCGTTCCTGCGGAATCTGGTACGAATAGTTCTGGTCCTCGCTCCCCTACTACTGAAGGTTTTCCTTTAGGTGGTCTACCTCCATTTGCAAACCCAAAGAATTTTTTGGCTCCAGGTATGGGAAGGTTAGATAATGCCATACTGATACCAAAATCTAGTAACGCATTGCTTATCTTTTTAAATACATTTCCAGCTATTTCCCCTAAAGATTTAGTGCCGTCAATAGCTGCTTGGACTCCCTGCACTAACCCATCCTTTATTGTTGATCCTATATTTCTATAAAGATCATTTAACCTTTGGGCAGCTTTTTCCTCCTCCTTCAATAAATATAACTTCTCTAGTTTTGATCTAATAGCCGATTCATCCTGTATTTCACCGTCTTTCTTTATTTCCATTATTTGAGTCTCTATTTCAAATTCCATAGAACTCATACCTATTCCTTTTTCTAATAAAGCTATCTCTCTGTCTATATTCTCAACTCTTTGAACTTGTATATCTGCAAGTACTTTTTCCTTTGCTGCTTTATCTGATCTTTCATTAGCCGCTAATTGAGCAGTTTCTACACCTCTTAATGCTTCAAAATAGGACATACCTGGATTAGCTTTTATAAGTTCTTTCTGCTCCTCTGTTCTA